CAATTTAGTAATCGGAGTTGATGGATCTGACTCAAACTGCATCGCTTTTGCCCAAGCCATATCCGCAGTCCACCATTCACCGCCCTGTTCGCACCATGAACGAAACGTAGGGAGGTTCTTAGGACACCACTCTTCAGAATTCATGCGAGTAATGCCGCGAGCAATGTCAGCCGGGGTTAGTCCATTCAATACCGTGCATGCCAACTGGCGAAGTTCATCATCTGCATAGCCAGCATATTTTTTAGTAAATTCAGCGCCGTATAATTCACTCATACGATCTAAAACCATGTCAGCCACTTCAACCGGGAAATTAACTGCAAATGCCTGTTCAAATAATTGAATATTGCTCATGAGTTTTGACCTCCCACTGTGCGCATTTGATTTTCATTACCTGGGTTACCGAAGCGACGGCGTTGCGTCTGCGGTTGGTTCTGAGCTTGGGTTGTTCGGTTTAGCTCATTGAAATACCACTGTGCCTCAAATGCGGCCCAAGGCTTTTGACGGTTTAAGCAATATTCAACTCCCTGGGAAAAAGTTAAATTTGCCTTTGCAATTTGATTTTCAAGAAGTGTGAATGCGCGTTCTGTGTTCACCCCACCTTTTGCCTTGCGAACTTGCATAAACTCAACTGCAGTTTGTTCAGATACGCCGTTGCTGATCAAAGCAGCTTTGAAATCAAATTTATCTGCTTTGGATTTTTCTGTTTTTTCAGAAACAGATTTCTTCTGATCACACTTACTAATATTTGTTTTTGTATTAGTTGTTTTATAGTTGTTATTGTGGGTCGATATTTTAGAGTGCGTGCTATCTAAAGATTCGACTGCACTATCTAAAGATTCGACGGCGATATTTTCGCTATCTAAAATATCGACTGCAAAAATACTGTCAGTTAGCTCGTATTTTGCTGGCTGATTTGCGAACGATTTACGTACTACAATTCCAAGTTCAACCAGCTTTTCACAACCCTTCAAAACTGAATCTTTGTTGTACCCAGTTCCTTCAACAAGCTGTGAAACACTGATGCTATCCGTTGATTTATTCCACCCACGTGTTTTACGCGCAATGAACAAATAACACGCCAATGCAGGGCCTTTCATAAGAGCCATATAACCTTTATCGATTAGGTCATTAGGAAGCATGAAAGCATTAGAGATAAAGTTGCTCATGCTGCTACTCCTTGCTCTAACCACTTCGCAATACGAGTAATCAATTTTTGAGTGAGTTTTACCTGGGTAAATACCTTTTCACCTGATTCAAAAAGTCGGGGCGCCGAAGTCACAACATGTACAAGCTTTTGATCAATTGATTTTTGATAAGCCTGAATTTTTGAATGCTGGTCGCGGTACACCACTTTGTGATTAAGCAGATATTGGGTTAATTGGTTTTGACCAATCTTAAGAACTTTTGCAGCTTCACGAATACCCAAAACATTTGTACAGTCAGCAATGCGATCCAAGCCTTTTGCTTTTGGTTCTAAGGTTTGTACCTGTTGTTGCAATTGGATATTTTGCTCAGCATAGCCAAGCAGAAGATCTCGCAGCTGCGCTGGATTATTTAGGTCCGGCACCTGCGGAGACTGTTTTTCTTTTAAGATGGCCAAAACATTCTTACGAACTGATTTTGATTCGCGCATCCCAATCAACATGCATTGATCAATGGTTAATTCAAAAACAATCGAATCTGTATTGTTTGGATTTCGAACTACACTTTTAGTGTAGTTCTCGCCATCAAGCTCATCTTCAATTTTTTCATTGAATTTATTCAATCGAATTTGAGGTTCATTGAACTCAGCACGAACAGAGTTGATAATTTCAAGAAACTCTCGGCTTGTCATACTCTGTTGATTGTGCTTAAATTGTGGCATCATATTCATGTTCATTTTTTCCTAGAAGATTGGTGAACAACCCAAAAAGCCTGACCTCGACCGTCAGGCTTTTTGCATTTGTACTTGGGCGATATACTTCCCAGATGCTTTTCTTAAAGCCTCATCTGTAGCTGCAGCGAATTCTTGGATTTGTTTTAAGAATGCATGGGCCTCTTCATACTCCTGCGGTGTCACCACGTTGTCTTCCAGAACGTCATAAACCGTTTTTGTTGCCTGTCCTGCTGCGATAGTCGTTTGCAACATCGCTTCAATAATTGAAAGCTCGCGATGGTTATCCCCTTGAGATCCAACCGGCACCAGTACATACCCAAGTTCATGCGCCCAAACTTTGATTAACTCTGGACTTCGGGTGAATGACTGGATTGCTTCAATCTTTTTTAAACTTGGAATATGGTTTTCCATATTCACATTTGCATAATTCAAAATTGTGTTATGAGAATCACCAGTAACCTGGGCAATATCCTTTGGAGAAATGCCTTTGGTTTGTTTAATCATTTTAAAGATTGCTGTTTGCGCTTCTTTACTTAATTCCATTTGTGAATCCTGTAGTTAATTTCACGTTTATTTAAAACATTGACCGAGTAATAATTGGTTTATGCCGCATTAACTGGTTTGCAGTTCTTCTTCCATAGAGCTTCTAGTTTGTTCCCAAGCTCGTAAGAAAGACGTTTTCCACAAACGCCGCGCTCTAAATCACTTACGTAGTTTTGAGAGCAGTTAATTTCATTGGCGATCTGGGTTTGGGTTAATCCTTGCTTCCTTAAATCAGTGATGATTTTTTGCCATTGATTCATCAGAACCTCCGATAATTTTAAATAAATATATAGGTTTTCCGATATTATCGCAATAGCCAAACCTATCGAAATATGTATCAGAATTCCGATAATTATTCACTGGATTGATTTATGAGTACCTTGGGCAATAACTTAAAAAAAATACGAAAAGCTAAAAAGATAACTCAGAAGGAATTGGCGCAGAAATCAGGCGTCAAGCAATCTGTTATTTCCGACTTAGAGACTGGAAACGCCAAATCAACTGGATCCATTCTTGAATTAGCGACAGCTTTAGGGGTGACCGCAGAGGATTTGAAAAAAGGCATATTTGGTGAAGACAGTATTACTAATGTTATGCCACTCAAAGTTTCTAAAGCTCCTGTCTTGTCGTGGGTACAGGCTGGTAACTGGACCAACATACAATCAATCGATTTGGCTGAGGTGGACGAATGGCTCCCGTTACCAGATGATGAGTGTGAAAATTGTTTTTATTTAAAAGTTCAAGGCTTAAGTAACTTTCCGGATTTCCTAGAAGGTGATTACATCTTGGTAAACCCAGATGTTCAATACTCAGATATGCTTTCTGGAGATATGATTGTTGTTCGTAAGAATGATGATGCAACCTTCAAAAAACTTGTGATAGAAACCGATGGAACAAGATATTTACAAGCTCTAAACCCAGAATTCAAACCAAACATTATTCAAATTGATGAACAATGCCTCTTTGTCGGTCAGGTAGTAGATTGTGTGCGATACGTATATCGCGCAAAAAGCCGTACTCGTAAAAACTAAAAACAAGCCACTAATGACTTAGCGTATCGATCAAAAAAAATAATATAAAAAAGTATCCAACCCACTTTGTGTGGGTTTTCTTTTCACCTGAAAAATAATATCGGTTTTTCTATATTTATATCGGCTTTCCTATTGACTGATAATATCGGAAATGCGATATTTATCGCATGAACATTAAAAAACCCTGAAACTTCCGACGGCGACAGGGCTTTTACTCAAAGAGTGAAATAAGTATGAAGCACCACCCATCACACAGTCAAACTCCCACGTTTGACACTAACAAAAGTCAAACGACTGCAATCCTTCACCAGGAACCAACGTACGAAGAAATGTACGGCAAGCCCGTGAACATTTTTGCAAACGTTTGTTCATTCCTTTTAATCCTAATCACAGTTCTGTCCTTGTCTTACATGTACCTGCGCAGCTCTGAACGTGAAGTGCAATATCAAACTGAACAGTCTTTGGTTCGCCAGGCTGAATACAAAGGAGCGAATCAACAATGACAACTCTTTTCCACGCTGAATTTTTCGATGCCAATAAAGGTACGGCGTACCACAAAGCATTGGCTCAATTTGAAAAGCCATTGCTTAAAGCAACCATGATCAAGTGTCATGGCAATCAAACCAAAGCAGCCGAAATCCTTGGCTTGAACCGCGGCACCCTGCGCAAAAAATTGGACATGCACGGCATGCTCAATAATTGAGGTGCCTGCTAATGGAAATTCAAATGAAGTATCTGGCAATTGAGCCAGAAGGCACCAAGCATATTCACTTCCAACTTGCCGGACCATTTGAAACATGGCTTTTAAACGGCGGCTATCAGACTAAGTTTATTAGACATGTCCCATGCGTACGCTACAGCATGCCAAATAAAGAAACACTGGAAATTGATGGTACCGGGAAGATGAACACTGCAGCACAGAAACGCTACGCGATTTTTCTTAAGCAGTATTTGAAAGTGGGTAAATCGTTAATTGAGTCTTTACGTGCTCAGGCACCAAGAATATTGAAGGTTGCAGCGTGATG